TATCTTGCTGGACTGCTCAAACTGAGACAGTAAAGCTGCAACACCGCGATCTTGATCAACAATTGTGAAGTCGCTGTTACCAGAAAGTCTTGTGGAAGACGTACCGGTATAGCGAGTATCAAGGAACTGATAGCCGAGTTCAGGACTAGCGGACAATGCTCTTGAATCAGGAGAGGCGTACTGATCGCAGTTTGTGCTGCCATCAGAACAACCAGTCGCGTATCCAAGACTTGTTGGCTCGTATTTGTATCGGAGAGCAAAAGCTAGACCTACTGGCCCGCTCATGGGCTGCACACCAACGATTTCGTTAGTGATTAGCTCAGGGAACGTGCGGCGAATCATGGGAATGAGAATCTTCGGAAGACGGGCGTCACCAGTGGCGTATGCCAAGTCGTTAGAGGTGATTCTACCGGTATCAGGATTATAAATCCCTCCGATAGAACTGCCTCCGCCAAATGCGCCACCATTTTGGGCGTTATTGGTCGATTCAAAGCACCACTTCTCTTGGTTTTCCAAGAGGATGGCAGTGTTCAAACGGGTGTGATCATCTTCCAGCGGGCGGACATTGTCGGAAGTGTAGTCCAAAACGGGCTGCCACTTCTCGAGCAATACCTTAGCGCGAGACTCATCTATGTAAGCTGTAGAAGGACGAATATTATTCATGCTTTTACTCCTTTATTATATCTTTCGTCGGTCTTTAGGGTACTCATATTTTTCAATATGTTCAGGTGCTGATCAGGTTGGAACCTCATATAAATTATTAATGTTAATACTTGCTTAACTCAGACAAGTACGAACCAAAAACGGGGCCATTGGAATTGCTAGTTGCCGGCGCATTTTCAACTATCGGAACTTCGGCGTCAGCAGAGCTGGTATGCCGAACCGCCTCTTCCTTGAGCATTTCAAGGGTAGCTGCTTCATTCTTATCAAACAAATTCAATATATAAGTGCTGTTCTCATTAATATACTGATTGGACTTACCCGCTAGCATCTTCCGCATGTACGACTTCTTCTCGTCAGACAAGTCAGTGATATTTTTCTCTACCAGAAGGTCGGTAGATGATGTCTCAACGTCCTCAGAAAGCGTAGTATTCGCCTTGATTAAAGCGGCATTCTTCTTCTTGAGATCCTCTATAATACGTTTACCATCCATGACGGCTTCACGGATGCTCTCCGACGCCATTGCGTAATCAACTGCCAAAGTCTTGCGGATATCGCTCAATACCATATCTGAACGGCGATTCTCAACCGCTTCCTTTAATGTATCAGCTGGTACCTTCTCATCTAGGTATACGTCTAAATACCTTGAGAGGTTCCCGACTACAGACTGCTTAAACGCCGACGCATCAGTATTTATGCGGGACTCGTAATGCATAATGACTGTCTTTAGTTTAGCTAAATGATTCTTATCGATCGCATCAACAACTCGATTGAGCTTGCTCACATGATCGGCATCAATAGCCTCAATGAGCTTCACAAGCTTGCCGCTGTAATCAGCGTCTTGGTCGTTTAAGGCTTTCTCGACATGGATCTTAGCCTTCTCATTCACGGCAGAATCAAAAGAAGATTGAATCTCGTTAAGAGACTCATCAGAGAGCATATCTTTTGTTGCTTCTTTAAGGGATTGTACAATATCTTTAGTCATATTAAATATGTGAAGAGATTCTAGTTCTTAAACGAGCGTTAATCTCTTCTGCTAAATATTTATCTGCTTGTTTGTAGTTTTTACTACAAACAGCGAAAATAAATTTAGAAAGGTAACTTTCCGCATTTAGAGGAAACCGTCGCTCCTTAGCACTACGGACAAGTTCTTTAGAATGAGGCTCCCAGTGACCTGGCGTAGTCATGCGGCCACCAATTTGCGTTGTAAGGGCGTCGACATCCTCGGGATGCTTCACCATGTCGTCAGGATTGATCTCGTTAGCCATTAAATACCGCCCAAGTAGACCCTTGTATTTATCAAGTTCTTCTTGGTTTCCTATCTTACTCGCGTGATCGATTCTGTTGACGTAATAAACATATTTCGGGTCATGACCGCTCTGAGATCCTGGTGTGCTCATGTAGCCACTCCGAGGAAACCGACGTTCCTCAGCGCCACGAGCTGGAGAATAATCGTCGCTTTCCTTCATCATCTTCTTTTTGGAAAAATTCTTCTTACCGCGTTGAGGAGCTTTCATTTTCTTTAAATTCTTAATTTTTTTAACCATATTCTCTTCGTCATCTGATGCTGCAGCACCCCCTGCTGCGGTACGACCTACACATCCTTCTTTTAATCGCTGTTTGATCATGTATTTATTTATTCTTTATACCATCTATAAATAACATAATCTGGGTTTTAAGGTAACTGTCTACGTCTCTCTTAGGTAATGAATTCAATTTATTTTTAAAGTTCTCATATACCTCACCATAACTACCATCTACATTTAATACATACTGCGCACTCTCTAGGATACCATTAACAAACGCCTTAGTAAATGACGGATCCGCAACACAATCAATTGCGACTAGTCTCATATCAGTCACACGACTGACACCAGAACCCTCTTCAATCAACTTACCCAAGGCGCGGGAACTCATACCTACCCGGACACCGTCGTTGATGAGCGACTTAACGATAAGACCCATAGGAGTCGATAACACCTTGGATTTACCATAGAAAATATTACCTTCTTTACGAATCTCTGTTACGAGATGGGATGCTCTTTCGGGGTTCACTTCAGCAGAGGCGGGGTGATTTAGCTCACCCATCGCGCGATTAGTCTTGACCATCTCATTGACATATCTGTCAACTTCGCGATTCATCTCGGTTACACTGTATATCCGTTTATTTTTATTAACGACCTCAGCACCAAGATAGGGTCCACAAATATACAAATTACTGGGGCCTTTGGAATTTTGCTCTTCTACAATATACTCGAACTGATCCTCTGATGCAAAAGATTCAGCTAATAGTTTAAGGGACATATTCGTAAATATTTATACTAATTCTGCCTTATTTATTTTATTCCTAGTTCCTTTTCTGTTAATATCAGAAATTTAAACGAATGCATATCGCACCACTTTTTAGCTGCTTCCCATTTGCACATATTAATTATGTACCTCTGGTTTTCGAAAAGTAACGTGCTCTGCCTCTTCCTCTTTGTCACTACCGGGGGTAAAGTCTGGGACAGGGGTTTCACCTCGATGATATACTTCACAACCTTATTTCCCTCTTTTATAGCTACCACCCCATCGGTATAGTAACGATGAACTTTACCATCTAGAGGACTAGTGTATGGTATTATGATGGCTTCACTCGCCCATTCAAATACATTTGGGTTATTGTCACACCACCTGAAAAATTTCAACTCAAATCCAGAACGAAAAACTGGAGGTTCTTTGCCTGCATACTTAGACTTGTTGCGGGGTGTGAATATGCCTTGAGTAAACCGACCTTTACCGTTCAGAGGAATCATGCAGATTTAGTCTCTATATATACCTCACCGTATACCTCTAGCTGACCGGTTATCCCCTGGAACTCTGTTTGGGTAAGATTATCTACGTCTTTTAGCTTATCTAAGCAATCTTCAATACTAGACTTTAAGAATTCTAAATTATCGTTTGAGTTGATCCTTCGCTTAGCCTTCGTGTACGCTGGTCCTTTAACCTTGAAGTGAGATGCAGTTAACAGTGCAACTCCGCCCTTCTTTTGAGCATCATTGTATATCTTCTTTGCACCTACCATTCTTTTTGAAATGAAATCAGGTATTACCGCTTGAGTATCACCCATCACCTTCTCGTATATTGATGTAAAAGACTTAGTCATAGAAATTAACCAACAAAGAACATAGGCGGTGCAGCGTCACCTAACCCAGGTGAACCGGTATATAGCTTTTCCTCTAGTTTATCTCTCTCGGCAGTCCCTTGCTCTAGGAGCGCAGCGTTAATAGAACCGCCACCGAACAATGTGGTACCTGTATATTTTCCACGCACCATACCGACTGACATTTTACTCAATGCTAATGCATATTGATATACCCACTGTTCTTTAATTATATCCCGCACGGGTTTTTCAACATAACAAGATATTATACCGTAGTACCGCGTTGTTGTGCGTGTACCTGGTGATGGGCTAATAACTAAC